ATGCTTATTGATAAGTTAAATATTATTTTAAATTCTAACGATGAATTTTCTCCTAAATATATTATTAGTTCATTTGTTAAAAATAACTTAAATGATATTCCAACTATGTCTATTGATGCAATTGCTCTTTCCTGTCATACATCGAAAAGTCAAATTTCTAAATATGTAAAATCTTTAGGTTATGAAACTATGAAAGATTTTAAAGATGCTTGTTTAGATAACATTTCTAGTATGGAAAGAACCAATAAAACCTTATTTTCATTACAGAATAGTATAGAAAAACAATTTTCATCTTTTACAAATCACATCATTGATGAATTACATTACACAATGAATCAAATTGATGAAATCAATTTATTAAAATTAGTAAATGATATAAAGAAAAGTAAACGTATCTTTGTTTATGGTCATGGTCATGCAAGAACTCTTTGTACCTATATTCAAAATGAACTTTCCGCAAAACAAAAAGAAACTATTATCTGTGATGTTGATTTTGAAAAAGAATATAATTTTCAAGATGGTGATCTTCTTTTACTCATTAGTATCAATGGAAATACGTTTTACTTTGATAAAAGAGTGGTGCATCATATTTTAAAGTGTTCAGTTAATACATGGCTGATTAGTTGTAAAGATAATATAAACTTTTCAAAGAACTATTTATATATTCCAACATTAAATGATAAATATAATGATTATTTATTAAGACATATTCTTGATTTTATCTTGATGTATTAAGTTTCCATTTTGGAAACATTAACCTTTTAAAAATGCGATGTTTGGAGCGTTTGTTACTAATTTGTTACTAATTAAGTTCAATTTATTAAGAAAAAATATTAAAAAAAGCACAAAAAAGAACCTATTCAAAACTAATTGAATAGGCTTTTTTTTCTTAGTTAATAAATAAGGTTGTAGAAACTTTTTTTGAAGAATAGATAATATTACTTTTTGCTTTTTTTTATTAACTAATACAATGAATGTGCATATATATTATACATCAATTTACACTTTTTTCAAATAGTCCCCACTTACCCAACCGCTAGGAATATGTGCAAAACCATTTTTCCACTCTTTTACTGTAACATGAGTACCATATCTTAACGCTCCGTTTGATTTAGCGTGTTCTTGTGCATTTTTAGTTAATTTGTTTTTAGGAACAATATCGTAATTAGTCCCTGCACCTTCTCTTACGTATAAGCCTGATTTAGCTGTAACTTTATATGTTCCTAAAGGTTTAGAAGATTTCTTTTGATTATAAACAGACTCTAATTTTGCTTTAGATTTTGCCCCGTATTTTCCATCTACAGTTAAACCATAATCTCCTTGGAATTTTCTTAACGCTTTATCAGAGTCGCTTCCGAAATCTCCATCGGCTCCATACGATCCACAAGAATATCCACAAGCAATCAACATTGTTTGCATTGTTTTAACACCATTACCTTTATCGCCTTTAGAAAGATATGATTTAGTTGCTGTAGAAGTATTGGAAGTAGTGGCTGTACTTCTTGCTCTACCGCTTACTACAATAACTGTATGACCTTTAGTTTTAGTTACAAGAATATCACCATTGTATAGCATTCCTTCACCAGTAACAGATTTTTTAGCTTCAAACAAGCCACTTGCTTCTAATACACTAGCTTCATTAGCTGTTGTGATATTCCCAACGTCTTTGCCAGTAGCTTGAATGATACAAGCTCTAACAAGTGAAGAACAGTCACATTCAGTAGCTGTAGCAATTTTATCTAATGAACCATATTTTTTTAATTGAGTGATAACTCCGTTTCTTTCATTTTGATCATATCCAATTTTATTATTGTCACAAGCTTGTTTCATAGCAGTAGCAAGAGCATTTGCATGAGCTACACTTTTTGGTCGAAAAATGTACCAACCTTTTTTATGTGTATAGTATGCTTGTGTTGAGACTTCTTTTCCTGTTTGATCGCCAGCCTTTCCATTTTTTAGATTACCGTTTTCATCAATTCTAGCTGAACCTACAATTAAACTCATATTTCATTACCTCCTTAATTAATTTTCTTCCACGTGTTTAATTGAATACCGAACACAACATTCATGTTCAATACAACATCCTCGATACTTTTCCCAATCCTTGCAGAAATAAGCAATGTCAGCTTGACCTAATAACTTAACGGACTCGCCTAAATACCATAATGGAGTTTTAGGCTCACCATCAAAGAACGAATCAATAACTTCAATTTCTTTATCAGGAAATAATTCTTTTACATTGCATAGCACCCTTTCTCTTTCATCTAGGATTTCTTTATCTGTTTTTCCTGCCATTGGTTGACTAATGAATAGTTTCATTTATAACATCCTCCTATTCAAAAAATACCCAGTCATCCGCTAACATATCTGTTTGTGATGGTGCCCAAGGTACAATATTTTTCTTTGCATCTAGATTATCAGTTTGTAAATTAGATGAATCTATACAAACAAAAGGATTTGTTGTTGCATCTGTTTCACATAAATGAATAAAAATTCCTTTACCGTTCCAACCTTTTCTAGCAAGCTTCATTCCTCTTTTTAGATATTTGATAGCTTCATCAAAACCAAAAGTAGCTTCTCCACCTAGTTCGGGACAGTTTTTTTCATCAGCGAGAACCCATCCATCATCAAGAATATTAGATAACGTATAGATAACTCTTTCAGTTTCTCTAATATCCATTTCTTTTCCATCTTTTGTATGCATGATTACTGTTTTCTTTTCATCATCCCAATACCAATAACCACCCCATGAAGGGAGCTTAATTTTTGCTCCATTTTTCATTAATTCAAAAGCTCTTTTAAATTTCATTGTTTTCTCCTCCTAACTTAATACATTTATTTTCAAATTTCTTATAAGCATCTAAATAAAGTTCTTTCTTATCTCCGTTATACGTACATTCGAAGTACATTCCATCTGGAAGAGATGTTGATGCTAAAGCTTTACTATTTTGCAATGCTTTGCAACTCCAAACAGCATAGACATCAAAATCAACTTTGCCATCCGTTTTATCAAGATGCTCCTCTGTGTATTCTCTAACTATTTTTTTACATAAATCTAAAAATTCATCTGAACCCATTTGTTTTCTCCTCCTTGTAATATAAAAGAGAGCTATTCGCTCTCTTCATCATCTTTATTTAGTTGTTCTAATGCGTTTCTAATCTTATTAGGAATTGGAATTCCAATGTTTGCTACATTTTCTAATAAACTAATCCCCTCATTTGCAATATAGAAATAACATACAAGCGTTCTGAACACCCAATTTCCAGTACCTAAAATACGATCTAACATTACACCAATGATTAATACAACTAAAATCATTAGCTTTTTAACTAAACCTTTGAAACCAACTTCACTGTTTAATTGATTGCTGATAAATGCGTATAATACACCAGTAACATAATCTAAAATCATAAATACAATTAAAACTTGTAAAGCTAAATCCCAACTACCAAATAAATAAGTAAAAAAAGTAGCAATGATTGCTACTAACGTATTAAAACATTTTTCCATCTTCTTCATTTTCCTCACCTTCTACAATATCAGTATCTTCAATTGGATCCAATTCAGTTGGAACATCCTCAACTTCATACCATTCATCAATGGTTTCTAAATCTTCATCTTTTAAAACACCTTTTGAATACCATTTAAGAGCATATTGTCTTACTTGGTATTCATCAGTGTTAATTTTCATTCCTTCTAATGTTTTCATTACAAAGCCATGTAAATTAAATGCCATTATAATTCCTCCTCACTTGTGCTTGTTATAATCACTTCTGCAAGTTCCTTAAATTTGTTGTCAATGTATGTTTTCGTATCTGCAATGTATTCTAAATCAACAATTGGATAAACATCACTCGCCTCAAACATTACATTTGTCGTTGTAACATACGTTTGAAGCTCCTTGAGTTGTGATAACAACTCTGCAGGTATATCTTCTTCTGTAGGTGTTGCAAGTTGATAGTAAACTGTAATTGGGTTTTTATTGAGCCATGTTTTAAAATCATTTAAAGACGTAATCTCATTATACGAAACGTATATGTTAGTACTTGAAACATAAAAAAGATGGTTATGTGACATTACACCGTCAGTCCATAGATTTGTAAATTTAAACATATTGCTTTTACAATAGGGGTTTATATTTTCTATCGATAGAATAGAATTGCGAAATAGGTACAAATAAACACGACGGGAACCATCAGGAGGACTTAATCTTATATCTTCATCATCACTTCCATCAAAAGTTATTACTCCTATGTTTCTTACAATCTTGCCTCTGTTAAAATCAATGTAATCATATACATCACTTAGCTTATAAAGAGGGTTTTGAAGAGTGTAGTTTAAAAGCGATTGACCTTGATATGGAGTGTACAAATACAAATCATTTTCGTTCCTACAAATCATATAGGGTAAAACTAAATCATTAAAAGTTCCATATCCAGGATATACATATAACGAAAGTTTAATTTTTGCTTTTTCTTTTAATACTAATTTGAAATTATTAGTAGTGATATAGCCAATAATTACATCGTTTTTATATAATACGACTTGATAGCGTGAATTTGATGCGCCTTTTATTCCATTGATATAATATGTTCCTGCTTGCAAAGTATCAGAATATATAAATGTATACCAACTTGAAGCAGTACATTTGCCGTTTACATGAATACCATCGTTCATTAAATTAAATGTAATTCCATAACCAGTTCTAGGATAACTACCATGTGGTTTTAGTAAATTCTTTCCGCTCATTACTCCACTTAACTCATTAACCGCTTTAATTTCTTGTGGATATTCAGGTGAAGGAGAAGGTTTGCCACCAGTATATGGCTCATAATCATCATATGTTACGTTTAAATCTGTTGTAATCATTGGCTTAATAACCAAATTATTTAATACAACGCCTTTAGTTACAACAAAATAAATAAGTGTGTTTAACTTATCTTCAGATGGCGTGTAAGTTGCGCCATTACCAATGTCAAAAAACAATCCCCCGTTAGGCTCGATATGATATAATGTGTCAACACTACCACCTTTAGGGCATCCTACAAACTTATAAGTTATGCCTTTCTTGAAATCAAATACTCCAAGAGCTATATTTGTCCATGAGGTTGCTGTTCCATTTGCAATGATTACTTTATTGTCATTATCATATGTCAAAGTGATACCATTTACAGTTTGTGTTTGTTTGTATATTAATAATAAATTCTTACCAGTAGTTTGAATTTGTTCACTGTTTCCTCTGATAATCATATTGTTCAATCTTCTATTTGAACTATCATTGATTTGAGCATATCCATCTTCGGTAGTTACTTTTTCAATAATACCATTTGCTGTACCGTTGATTGCCAAAGCATCTTGTGAAGCTTGTTCCATGTACTGTTTTGCTAGATCACGTGCATCATTTGTTTTCTTGACATTTTCATCAATAGTGCTCAATCCTTTTTCAATTGCCTCTGCGCTGTTATTAAAAACCGACTTGATTTCGTTCATATCTTTTGCACAAATCTTGTATTCATCATCCTGCCCTTGCGTTTGAAAATCCTTTTTATCCTTATAAGTAATTTTAGGTATTTGCAATGTCGCCAAAATTAATCACCCTCTTTAATGATAGAAGATAAATTCATAAGTTCCTGCATAGTTGGATTGAACTTGCTCACTTCTTCAAGAGAAAGCTTGTCAACTTCAATATCAATATCAAGTGATAATAATTTCAAATAATCTTCATTGTTTACATCTAATGAAATATTTCCTTTATCATCTTTTTTGCCTTTTTCTTTGATAAGCAATTGTACTTGATTATTAAATAATGCATAAGCTTCATCTATCTTCTTTGTATATTTTGCTAACTCCCACTTTAAAGCAATATCACTTTGATGGTTTCCTAAACTTAAAAGAGCTGAATTAACAGCTCCTAAATCTTTATTTTTTAATGTGATCATATTTCTATTCTCCTAAAAGTTCATCTTCGATTTTACGCATTTCAGCAGTAAAGGCATCTTGTTGCTTTCTACATTCTTCAATATCAGCCTTATAAAGCTCTCTATTGATGATTGCTACATTTGTATCACCAATCATATTTCCTGCGTTATCAAAGCCTTGTGACAAGTTCATGATGATTTTACCATCTTCGTTTTTTACTTCACCTTTGTAGTTTCTAGTGTGTTTAATAACTAATTCCATTTTCTTCTAACCTTCTTTCTAACGTGTCTACTTTTGCTGATAATTCTTGAATTGCTTTTGAAAGCAGCGGAGTTATCGTATTGTTACATACTTGATACATAACAGAGCCATCATCTTGTTCGATAGGAATGACATATTCATCATCTATTTGTTTAAGTTCTTGTGCGATATATCCACACTTTACATGGCCCTCTTTGTTCGTCCAATCAAAATCAACATGTCTTATTGCATTTACTCTATCTAAAGCATTAATAGAGGTATCAACTATATTTTGTTTCAACCTAGCATCTGAAAGCCATACAGAAATTCCCCATCTCGTGGAGTTAACTGTTGTAATTTCAACGTATTCTCCATTGGAACGAGGAACCCATTTTAACCAGTTTACATAATCTGACATAACACCCTGCCATACAGCATCACTTGTTGAATACATAATAGGCGAGTTTCCAGCAACCATAATAGTAGATAACGATAGCCTTCCACCATATGAGCCTAATGTAGATGCGTTACTTCCGTCTATTTCAATCCCGTATTCATCAATGGATAAGAAGCTATCTTCCTCACCTAGAACTTTAAAATGAATTCCAAGCCCTCCGCTTCCAGTATCTTGAATTCCATCAATATGAATACCTGTTTCATTAAGCTCAAGAGATTGTCCATTTTCAATATTTTTAAAACTGATTGCTGAACCAGTAATCTTTGAACCGACGATATTACCAGTAACTGTCAAGTTTCCTTCATCATCTGTATAGAAAACTTTTTCTTCTGATGCATTAGTAATATCCAAAGCACCATTTTTGATGTGTGCTCCTTTGTTATCTAAAGTGAAACTTGTTGTTGAAATAGCATCATCTTTACTTAATTGCTCATTTACAGCTAAAACAATGTTTTTAGGTTGTAAAGCAATTTCTGTATTATTGACTCTGCTTTCAACAGTTTCAATCTTTTCAATAGCTCCATTGACATTTTTCTCAATAGTTGTTGTCTTTTCTTCTTGATCAACAGCTTTCAAAGATAAAGTGTTAACAGTTGACTCTATTTCAGTATATTTTTCTACCGTTTGATTGACTGTTGCTGTTATCTTGTTCAAAGAGTCAGTGTTTTTAGAAATATCTCCTTTAGCATCCGTCAAGTCGCTAGAGATATTTGTTACATTTTGAGTAATCGTAGCAACATTTTCTTCTGTGTGCGCTGTTCTTATTGTCAAACTTTCGATAGTTTCAACTATTGCACTATAGTTGTTTTGAGTTTCAATGATTTTAGCTTGTATGCTATCCTTGTTTGTAAATACTCTTTCATTCATACTATCGACATTTAAGCCGATAGTATCCATTTCTTTCTTCAATCCATCAACATTTGTCGTGATGCTGATTGTATCTTGTTCTTGCTTTTCTACTTTAGCTGTTAATTTTTCAATAGTTGTTTCAATTCCTGCATATTGAGTAATAAGAACTTGAACATTGTCTCTAATCGTACTCATATCGTACTCAAAGCCCGTTGGAGTTGTTCCAAACTCAACTTTAGGATTTGAAGCAACAGCTCTTTCAGCATTGACATCTACAATCATTCGCAAGTTAGAAACACTTACAATATCTTCATCTTCGAGCTGATAATGTGCCCAAATTCTCTTATCGACATTGTTCGTGCTTGTCTGTAATAAATATTGCAGATCATACTGTCCTAAATACCAGTATAAAGAATATGTCTTTTTGACATCATTTTTATAAGTAACATCAAATTCAACACCGACTCTGTTTCCTAAACTCAAATATCCATTCAAAACATAAACGGATAGAGAAATAACAATATCCTTACCTTTTAGATAATTTTTAGTAATTCCTAAAGATGGAATGGAATAAGTTGCTCTTTCTAAATCCTCGCTTGTTTTAATCAATGAATACTCGCAATTGTCAAAGATATTTCCACTTCCTGCTTCAATTAAATATACACTTTGAGTAATCTTTTCTAATTGAGCTGTAATATCTTTGCTAGAGATAACTAATTGTCCGACCTCGCTTTTTGTATCATCAATATCTTTTGCTATGATTGTGATTTTGTTGTTTGCTTGGTCTAGTTCAGCTTGTACTTTTCTTACTTTAGCTGCTTCATTTGCTTTTGTAACAACTTTTTGAGCTTGTTTTGTTGAAAAATCACCATCTATCTTTAAAGTATCTTTAGCCATTCCTCCGTTAACAGTCCTTTTAACGTTTAATGCTAAAAATATCTTGTTATCATAACTAAAAGAATCTGTTATGCCCAATTTTCCTAATGTTTTAAATGATTTGAATGAATAAAACGACATTCCTGAATACATTTTATAGATTCTATCAACATCTTCTTGATTAATGTTCAAGTTATCAGGATTTAAAAATAGTGTATGATGTGAATCATCGCCACTTTCTATGCTGCTTGTAACATCATCGTTCCAGCACACTTTAGAGATTACTATCAATTCATTTATCTCATAGTCATTTGAATATTCAAAAACAGTTGGAACTTGGCCTATTTTTTTAAAATGAACCTTATTATCATTGCCGATATATGCGTTCTTTCCATCACATTCTGCAATGTAACCTAAATAATCTCTCATTGTTTTAGTTTCATCATACCAGCTCACTATCCTGTGATAGACTTCTTCGCTCAAATCATTTGTTTCTATATCGACCCCTGCACTTTGAGCGATTTCGTCTAATTGTTCGGCAATCGTTGTTGGATAATCTAAATTTGTTTTGTATGCTGTATTGAATTTCAACATATTGTCATATAGCGTTAATTCTAACTTTCTTGTCCATTTTTCAGGTTGAGTATATGCAGTATACATCTTTCCGTTGATAGAAAAAGGATAATCTACTATATCATCAATTAGATTATCCTTGTTATATACAGTTATGTTAGCTTGGGTTGATATCGCATTTCCTATAATATATTCTTTGCTGATTTCTTCTTGGAATGTTAACGACCAAATCAAATCAGTTATATCTATATCTTTAAATTTAACCGTCTCCATTTTGTGCTACCTTTCCACCAAACTAACTTTAAATCCTTTTATCCACACACGATCAACACACATAAAACTATATGACTTGTTTCCAGCGTAGAACTGTTTCACAACCCTCTGCATCGTTTTTAAATCAAACAACTCTACTAGAAAAGTTTCAGGATTGATAAGTTGCAATATCTTTGAAATATCACTAAGCTCGTTTGTATCATATGTCAATGATATTTTGTTTACATCATCACGAATGCGATTCCTATACATTATTCCGTCCTTTACATTTCTGCCACTATCTTCATCTTCGTCGTTCAACCCAATAGATATGTCAGTTGGTGGAGGGATTTCGACACCATTGATTTTTAACTTAATATCATCATATGTCATTTATTTTCCCCTCCTTAACAATTTTTCTAATTCTTTTTTATTATTAGAATCATTCAAAGCATCAGCATCAATATCTAGGTTTTTGCTCTTTAATTCTTCTAATAATTCATATAATACGCTCACAATTACTTGTGCATCGTCGTTGTTTCTGTTTCCAAGCTCTTCAAAATAATTTTTAATCAAATCAGACAATTTGTTGTCATTTGTTTTAATATAATGATTTACATTTAATTCTTGTGATCCTGCAAATGCAATTTCAGGCTGTTCCAATGAATTAAATGAAGTAGCTAATTCGTTAGATACCGATTTAACATTATCAATCAATTTTGACTTATTGCGTGCAATTCCTTCTGCCATTCCTTCCATGAAATCAGGCATCCATGTTTCATAGTCTCTTAAAGGGCCTTCATCCGGTCTAGAGAAGTGCAATAACGACTTAATCGCACTTGCTACTCCTTTAACTCCACTAACAACATACCCTTTAGCAGCTTGAATTCCTCTTGAAAGTCCTGACATCATATCATATCCCCAAGAGTGTGCACTATTTGTAACACCTGTAATTGCGGATGAAACACTTGACATAGCTCCTTGAACTGTACTTACAACTCCACCTTTTGCACTAGAAATTCCATCCTTTACTCTAGACATTAAATTTGAACCATTAGATCTGAATTCTTCATATTTATTCTTGATCGTTGATATACCATTAGAAAGAATACTTGTCACATTTTGAACAACAGAATTGCTTGAAATTCCATTTTTCACTTTATCAATTAAAGTTCTACCTTTTTCTTGGAATTCACTATATTTTCCTTTAATGAAATTAATTCCGCCACTAATCAACTCTGAAATAGAGCCAACAATTGGCATTGATTTTAATCCATTGATTAGCCCTTGCATCACAAATTGACCTAATTCGTGCATAACTGTTGATGGCGAATGTATTCCAAACAACGATTTAAACCATTTAATAAATGGGTCAACAATGTTTTCTTTGATGAACGTTCCAGGATCTTTGAAAAATTCTGTGATTCCTTTTGTGAAACCATCCCATACAGACTTAGCTAATTTAGTGACTGCTGTTCCTAAAGTAACGCTTAATCCAATGATTGCTCTTACTAGAATATCACCTACTCCAGCAATAATTCCAAACCAATCAATGTTAATTAATAAATCGGCTATCGAATTTCCGATAGAAGCCCAGTTTACATTTCTTAAAGCGTTGCTTAATGTGTTTAAAAGTCCTAAAGCTGCTCCACTTAATGTAGCGCCTAAATCGGCCCAATTTGCATTACTAAAGAAACTGTTGATGCTTCCTGCTATTTTTTGTCCTAATGAAGTCCAATCAATGTTATTGACAAAATTATGAACAGAGCTTATCGCTCCACTTATTCCTAATGCGAACGTTTGGCTGAACTTGTTCCAGTCAACACGATTTACCAACCCCATGAAGCCATCAGCTAACGCTTTACCGATTCCTGCCCAATCGGCAGTTGTGACAAATCCGTATATAGCATCAATTCTCGCTTGAAAATAACTTCCTATCGTTGCTCCTAATTTTAACCAATCGACATTATGGACCAAACCATTTAATCCCTGTGCAAATGCTTGGCCAATTCTTCCCCAATTGATTCCGTTTATTAGTAAATACAAGCTATTTGCTATTGTATTAATTCCAGTAGCAAACATTTTTCCAATATTTTCCCAATTAATCGTATCAATCAGAGAATTGAAAAGTTCGCAAAATGCGTTTATGAACTGTGTTATTTTGCCACCAATACGATTCCATGAAATATAGTTTGTGAATGAAGAAACAGCATCATTGATTTTTTCTCCAATGGCTTTACCTATTCCCGAATAATCTCCGTTTTTCCACATTTCACGTAGTTTTTTCGCAAAGTCATTCACTGAACTATTATCAAGATTAGAAGGCGTATAAACACTTCCTCCACTTCCTGACCCACTTGAATTATCATTGTTATTTTTATTGAGATTGTTGATTTCATCAAATCCCATCAACGATTTAGTAGCCTCTTTAACTTTTTTAGCAGTATCTTTAGCGGATTTACCTGTACTTGTTAGAGCGTCACGTGCACTAATGATACCTGCCGTTGCTTTTTTTGTCTGCCCAATCGACTTACCAAAAATCGTTGAAATAAAAGATGCTATATATCCTGTTAATTTGGCCAAAGCGCTCATTAATGAATTCAATGCTGGCATTATAGCTTGATATATAGGTGTGAATGCTGTATTTAAGTTTGATTTAATTTGATTCAAACTATTAGAAAACTGTTTATTGGTTTTCAAAGTATTCCAAAGTGTTGTTGCAAATGATGTCACCGCTTTGGAAATTGCCGGAAATATCACACTAAAAATCGCAAACCTCTTAATTAAACTTCCGAATGAATTTCCTGCTCCGTTGCTGCTATTTTTTGAATTGTTCAATCCCAAAGTAAATTGAGCACATCTTTTTGTAACATCGGCGGTTTTCTTACCTAATTGCCCTAACCCATTGCCAAGTTTATTAATGCCTGTGAAAAGTGCATTTAAACCTTTTGCCACAACAGGATGTGAACTTGTAAATTGTGATACTGTTTGTCTAATTCCTTGTCTAATTGAAGAAAATTTATTTTTAATAGCATCTAACTTACTTGTGTTAATTGAAAAATCTTGTGTTTGAGATGGTTGCAATTTTTCTTGCAAACTTCCAACAGATTGATTTAATGTTTCTTTTTTTAAACTGTTTGAAGATATAGAACTTTGAAGGCTTTGCATCTTCTTCTCAACTGCATCTAATTGAGATTCGAGCGCAATGCTCTTTTTATCAGAAAGAATATCTTGCATTTCGTGATATTCTTTTTTTGCAGCTTCTAATTTATTTTTTAGATCATCTAATATTTCTACATTATTCAATCTAAATTCAATCGGTTTCTTTTTAAATTCTTCGATAGATTCTTTGATTGAATCGATATATTCTTTTTGAGCGTCTAAAGAATTTTTTATATCATTTCTTTTTGCTATTGATTTGCCGATTTCTTGATATTTAGCTGCTAGTACATCTAATTCATTTTCTTGGCTTTTAATTGTTGAATTCAATATAGACATTTGAGAAATGCTATCGTTGATTTGTGCTTTAATGACATTTGTATTATCGCTCAAATCAATAGTAGGCATTTTTATTTTTGAAGAAGGTGGTCCTCTAATAGAGTTTGCTTTTTGAGAAACACTTTTTATTGGTTTAACATCTTCTTCGCTATTGATTACAGGCATTTCAAACTTTGCGCTTTTTGCTATTGCTTTCATTTCTTCTACATATGCTTTTAAGTCACTTTTTGTCTTGTTTAAACAGCTTTCAATTGTTTGCGTAACTTTGTTAAGAGATGTATTTAATCCCTCTCTCAACTCTTTAAACAAGTCGTTTGAATATGATTTTAAACTCTCTCGCATCTTATCAGCGATTGCGGTTGATGAATTATTTATATCTTCATCCAAATCACTTCGCACTTCCATGTCTAATTGAATTGAACCTGCACTTGTTGCCCTTACCTCACCTACTTTCTTTCAAAAATAAAAAAGGAGTTATGAAAACATTCCTTTAAACATGTTTTGGATATCTTTCATAACTTCCTCCTTAGATTTATTTGCATATTTTAATTCCATTTGTCTATGCTGCCACTTGTCATATATTTCTTTTTCAGCTTTTGAATAATGATCAATAATTTCTTGATTATCTTCTGAACGAATTTGAATTATCTTTCCAAGTGGTGTTTCGTCGGTAAGACCATTTAATAAAATAGAGAACTCTGTCCAATCCATCTTTTCGTCATACAAATCCTTATTAGGGTATTGCGTAGCGAAACTAGCTTCGATAAGTTCCCAATCGTCAAAAAGATCATACCATTTATTTACTTTTTTGATGTTTCTTGCTTTTCAGAACCATCTTTCAATTCTTCGCCATTAATTGCAGCGATGATAACATCAAAAATCAACATGTAAGCATCTAATGCTAAATTTAATGAAGCGATGTATTCTAGTGCATCTTTTCCTAAAGACATTTCAATGATTTTATCCATCATCTTCATATCATCTTCTTCCGTTGAATTTTCTTTCTTATCCATTTCATCAATCAATGCCATAATTGACATGACGTTTGTTTTTGACGTCTCAACTTTATAACTATGATCTTCATCAATCATCACAAAGGGACGTTCGTTTTTTGCTTTTAATCTTTGGATAATATCATATTTTCTTGCCATGATTTTCTCCTAACCTACTTTCTGTGCTTCGGTATATGTTGGCTTACCATCACATATAATATCAAATTCCAATGGTGAAACGTCTTGCGATTCTCCGCCCAATGCACTTTTTACATCTAACACGCAATTTCCACTAAGTTTTGACCCATCCGGAAAATCAACTGAAAATTTTGTTGAGCAATCTAAACCATCTTTGAACGTTACCCCAGCAACGTAGTCATTTCCTTCGTCACCGACGTTTCTTTTCCCTTTTAATGAAATAGTAAGCTTTTTACCAGTCATTAATGCACGTGACCATCCTTTCATATCCATTGGATTCCAATTTTGAACGCTTCCATCGATTGCGATAGAAAATGATTCCATATCTTTGACAGTTTTTAAATCCGCTTCTTCTGATGTTAAGCCATTAATGCCTACTTTAAATTCAATATCAAATACTGGAAATACTCCACTTGTTACTTTACCTGCCCTTGTGTTTTCCTCCTTGTCTCTATTCTTTATAAGTTATCCACATTTCAATGGCATATTCGTATATGCCACTTGCATCTGTTCCTAACGAAATAGGCTCATCACTCCTCATTCGACATAAAACAACCTGTTTATCGTTAATCAATGGTTTTTGTCCATAAAAGCAAGAATAAATCTCTTGTGAAATCCTTTCTGTTTCATCAGGATTTTTATTCCAATGAACGACAATAGAAATTCCTTTAGTTCTCGTAGATGTATTGTTCAAACCACCTATTGCTAAATTGTTTCTACTACTCGTCAAATTTCTTACACACACTGTTTTATCTTTTGAAGCGTCATACGTTCCTATCTTCCAATTTTCTACTTCTATTTTACTTTTTAAAAAGTCTTTTACTTCTTTCAATGTCATCATACTATAAGTCCTCTTCCTTCTTCTTTTAAGAATTTAACAAAGGTATCAAGAACCCATTGTTTCCCTTCACCATCTAAATAGTAATCCATCCAATGATCCATAGCGTTCACGTTCTTTGTCTTTTGAAAATTAGCTTTCTCCACATTAAAATACCAACGTCTTGCGTATGGTGTTGAAAAGATTATCGCATAAGTCATTTCATCGACTTTTTGAACAAAACCACTTCTTTCTAATTCTCCTGTGTCTTTTGGTACAACCGCTCTTGCTTTGATATCATCAAGAACAGCTTGAATTGTTCTATCCATCGCTTTGCTACATGCTGTAGTTAATTGTGTAGCGAAATTCATATTTGGCTTAACTGAAACATTTATTCTCATTTTAAGACTATCTCCGTTGAGAATACGAATCCCATTACTTTGTTCTTGCATAGTGAATAGACCTCTCTTTTTAATCCATTTATTTTAACGTAGCCTTCAAATTTGCTACTAGGGAGCGTTATCACTTCTCCTTTGATAACAATATTGCCACTTAACGAAACGAGCTTAGAATCGGCATTAAATACCTGTTTTTGGATATCGTCATATTTACATAAACCGCTATACACAAGAGTTTCTTGTGGGCCTTGGTCTTCTGTGTCTACCGTTTGATAAACTTCTAACTCATCAGTCAGTTCCCAATCAGGAAAAGGAAAAGGACAAGTGACTATGGCACTAGGCATGTCAACCCTGTCCTATTTAATAATTTAATGACATTCGATGTTGTCTCGATACCGTTTACCTTTTGAGTATTGAAAGACATTGATGTTTTACCAATCGAATAAGATGATACAGGTGAATCAATAAATGATCCATATTGTTTTTTAAAATCCGCATGTGAACATACAGCTTTTTTTATTTGATTTCGCTGATACTCAGTTAGATTATCAAACCCTCGTCCTCTTATTCTTCCAAAACAAATATCATCGATATCGTCACTTGAATCTTGTAAAAGACTTTCTTCCTCTTCATTCAACAGTTTCCCATCAAAATCCGACTTATAATAACTATAATCAGCATACATGCTAATCACCTATTTTCCAGCAGCTTCTTTTAACTTTTTAATTTCTTCTTTAGCTTTTTTTAACTCTTCTGCTAACTTTTTGCTTTCATTTACAACTTTTTCATATTCTGAATATATTACTTTTTTTGATGGTGAGGTATTCTTTAAAGAAACTTTTCCATCTTTTGATTCATAAATATCATAGCCATCAGACAAATAAGATTGTGCATCTTTTTCTTCAATGGCTACTTCCTTGTTTCCTTTTACAGCTAATAACATTTGTGTTCCTCCTATTCTGCTTCCGCATTAATATAAACACCATCTTTACGGTTAGGAATTAAGAATAAATCTCCATATTTACGGTTTTGGTATAAGAATCCATCACCTTGAGTGTGTGTTCCTTCTGGCCATAATTTAATGTATTGATGTTTATCACACGCGAGAATTGATCGAGGATGGAATAAGATAAAGTTGATTTGTTTTGCTGTTACCCCTTCTTTACATCCGTCGCTGAAATCATATTTAGTTTTCATACGTGCAGAAAGAATTTCTTTAATTTTTAAGCCGTCTAAATCTACAATTGAACGTTTGACTTTACCATCATTTGATCCATTAACATTTAAAAATCTTTGTAATTCTTTAGCATCTTTCAAATATTGATTAACTGTTGGTGTGACATATAAAACACGTCCTTCTTTTGGGACTTTATTTTCAGTCATTTCTTTCATTGCTGAATCAATTTTACTTAAAATATTTTCTTCCGATAAAGCGGTGTTATCAATTTTTCCATCATTTGATTTCATATCAGCATATAACTTTGAGATTCTATAACAATCAGTTTCAGGGATAGCTTGTTGTGTTTCAAATTCATTTGTCACATTTGCTGCAGCTAAAGCTAAATTTGATTCTTCTACATCCATTTCATCAACAAAGAATTCTACATCACGATCATGTGTTAATGTAAAAGTTTGAAAATCATTTTTAGCTGATTGTCTGTTAAATCCACCATTTCGCGAATGATCTTTATATCCTGCCATTTCAATGAATGGTAATTTAACTGTTTTTGCATTAACAAATCTGACTTTTTTTGTAGTCATTTCACTTGTTAATAATTCTCTTTCATATTTTTGAGTTAAATCTCTTTGAAATTGAGTTGCATAGTTTACTGTATTTGTTGCTCCTGCCCTTATAATTTCCTCCTAATTTCCAAATATTTCACTAATTCTATTTTTTTCTTCAAGCACTGGATTTTGTTCTTGCTGTTCCGGCGCTCCAAAAGAAAATTGATTTTGTTCTTGTTGTTGAGTTGCCTTTAATTCGGGCATTACCTTTAACAATTCTTCGATAGCGGTTTTAGCCATTTCTTCACTGTAGTTCCCTGATTCATCCGTAACATCGGCAACATCAATCATTCTACATGCATAGACTAATTTAGATGGATTGACTCCATCGATAGCCATTTGCGCTTTTAATTCAGCTCTTGCTAATTTATCAACTGTAATCCCTGTAGATAAGTCTCTTTGCTCTTGATTGGCTTCTTCTGTTTCTTCATTAACCCCTTCGCTTTCTTGGGCGTCGGTTGAAAATTCATCCTTTGAACCTTTTGAATACTTTTTTCTAGTTCTAGCCAGCATTGCATCAACTTGTGATTGACTATACATTTTTTCTTTGCTTTCTTTATTTTCGCCTTTAGCATCGGCTCCCTCAATTTCAGAACCAATAGAAGAATTATCTTTTTTTGAATCTTCTTTTGTATCAGTAGATTCTTTAACTTCTTCGTTTTTTTGTTCTTCGGTTTGATCTTCCGGTTTTTCTTTGCTTTCAGAATTTTCTGCATCATTTCCAAAAGCTTGGTTAATTTCTTTATCATTAGCCATTTTTATTTGTCCTCCTCAACTTGCTATACGGTGTTGATAACCTCATTAACATTTCTTTCTCGTCTAATGTTCAAAAGACAAAATAAAAAGCAACTATAAAGCTGCTTATTTACACCCCGTTATTTCTTTTTTTTTGGTGGCGGAACATAGCACTTAACTGTTACATATCGTTCTCGACCGCATATCATACATATCTTTTGCTCTTTTTTTATCAAAAGATGTTTTTTCTTATTGTAATGCTGTTCACTGCGTCCAATGTATTCTTGATGAAAATGTGGCCTCAATCCTTGTGACATTTAAAACACTCCCTTCTTTTTTGCATAATAAAAGCCGATATCAAATCGGCTAGTAATCAAAATATTTACATTTTTTGCAAATTTCCTGATAATTTTCAATTTTAAATTCATCTGATAGCACTCGTTCTTTAAGTAACTTTGCAACTACATCATGGCAAGTTAGGCAATCGGCTATATCAATTTTTCTTTTTACCAACGAGCAAAAAGGTCGTTCATCATTTTCCATTTTTGTCTAACACCTCCATTAATCTATCTATGTTTTTATCAAATTCACTTTTTGAATATGCTGTTTGTATTGATTTGTTTTTCACATCCACATACACGCTACCATTTCTGCCATAATAATTTATCATGTCACCATTCCAAACTATTGCCGAAAAAATAGACTCTTTAATCCATTTTAAGCTTTGCTCTTTAGAAACATTATGCCCTCTTTGATTATTTGCATGGTTGTCATTGAAATCATAATTTTCAATATCTTTAGGAACAACTGGTTTAAAATCGATAACAGCATTTTTCTTGTGTATCAGTTCTCTTATCTCCGATTTAAGTATATCATCTTTTTCTTCTACAGTTAATGGCCCTAATCTATCTTTTTCTCTTGATTCATTTCTCTTGAATTCAGGATGTTCCATCAAGAAATTACGCATTTCTCTTTGCAAGTCTTTTAGCTTTTTAGTTTCGCTTCTTTTGTTATCAGGATCAACAGTGCCTTTGACAATTCTCTTTTGCTTTCTTATTTTGTTTTCTAAATGTCTTTGATACTGTTCATTCTTATAATTTGCTATTGCTTTTTCACTTGCTATTTTTTCAGGTATTCTTGTAACACCTTCTATATAGTTAATTAGAGTGTGTCTACAGTTAGGATGCAAGAATCCAGCTTTGATTGCTGTGCTCAATAGTTCATGATTGCTATTATTCACTATGTATTCTTTGCTAGGGTGAGCAAAAACATCATCTATGAGTATTTCACCCTGCCAAGGAACACAAAGCTCACAAGCGTTCGCATGAACAGATACGAGTATCAAGAAAGTTTGATATTCATCCCTCTTTGCTCCTTCTCCAAGAAACGTAGCTCTTTGAGAGGCTGTTCTCAAGCACATTTCAGCGTATGTCGCAATGTTTACACGTCTGCCGTTTTGATAGGTTATACAATTAATTCCTTTATTTAAAAATTCTTCACTCGCTAAGTCAACTGCCTTGCTAAGACTTATTGCGCCAGCGGATAGTTTAAACTCTGTATTATGAATAACTTGTCTGTATACATCGTCCATTTTTCTATAGATTGCTCTATCGGCTTGCTTAAAATCATTGGTAGTAGAATCAATCAAGGCTTTCAATTTCTTTTCATTAGATCCAAAAAAATATCTTTCGGCAGGAGGTCTTACTCCAACCTTTCCTATATTTTCTCCGGCTTTTGGAAGGTTGATGCCTTGTTCTACATGAACTTGTCCTTTTTTATATCCAGCGTAAAGGACCCCTTCAATAGCTTCTTCTATATCCTCACTATAGGAATCGACAATTTTAAGAACTTCTTTTCGATACTTTTCTAGATTTCTTAACGTTGCACTTTGCCACATTTCCCATGAAAAGCCTAAATTTTTTTCTTCTTTCAAATGCTTTTTTAGATTTCTATAAAAAGAATCAATTAATTCTAATTCCATATCTTCGTAAATGTATCTCAAAGAATAAGGATCAATCTCAGTTTCTTTTTTCTTTTCTTCTTTATCGGCCATTAATAATTACCAATATCGTCAAACGTTGTAGCTACTGGTTCATTCACTTCATAACCATCCATAGCATTCAAACGTTCGATTTCTTTTTTCTTTTCATTTTCATCTATTGTATCGCCGTATAATTCATCAACGATTCTTTCATTCGACATGATCTTATACTGTTTAGCCTTTCCAATAGTTTCAACTGTCGCTTCAAAAGAAGGATTAGCATATTCTCCAAAAGAAACATTGATTTCATATTCTTGTTTTGGCTTATCGCTTGCTAAATCCATCAATTCTAATGCTACAGCTACTATTTTAGGAATAACTTTTTCAGCTACATCAATAATCCTATTTCTAGTATAAAGCGTTGCTTTCTCCTTTTCTCTTTGGGCTTCGGCATTATCAAGCTTTTTAACATCAATTCCTAATGTTGATGGCGAAATTAGTCCTTGCAAACAAGCATCTAATGTAGTTGTATACGCCATCGTTAGACCTTCGGCATCCATTTCAGGATTTTCAACATCAATCGTAGGTGTTGATCCTTCTGTTCCTGTAACCCCGTTTACCTTGATAAAACGACCGTCAAAAACATTAGGCTTTAATGTTTCTCCTGTTGATGCGTTTTTAGGGATCATTTGTTCAGGAATATACTGCTTTGTACGATTGTCTCTTAATGATTCGATTATTTGACTATAAGCTTCATCGAAAGCGTCAAAACTATCTTCTTTTCCGTCAAATAGAGATTTACCTCTCCCTTCATATTTGTTTGATTCGCCTAATATAATTGGCACACAGAAAAATCCTTTTTCACTTTTTCTAAATGATTTAAGCCCTCTAAATTCAGGATAGTCCAATACAGGAACTTGCTTTCCTGTGCCGTTTAATAGCTTATACGAGTATCCATATTCTGTATGAATTTCTAATAATGTGAAATCTTCATCATCTATACAGTAAGGAATTTTAAAAATAATCTTATTGATCTTTCCATGCTTATAAATAAAATCAACTTTATTTGCTGGATAAAATTCAGCTATAGGATATTTGCTCTCATTTGGATGAAAAACAAAGCGAATTGCTCCATCGCCTAGCACCATAGCTTTTTTAAATGCATTTTTAAAGAAATTATCAGGCAATCCCTTTTCAATTTCTTCCCATAACTCTTTAGCTTCGTCATTGTCAAATTCAAATTCAGCCATATCATCAAAAGTAATGTCTGCTATTGTATCAATAATCAATGAAGGCAAACCACTGTGTATCTTTCTAAAATCAACCATATTGCTAGAAACAGCCTGCCAAAATTTAACATTTCCCATCATATCATCATGTTGTGTATAAAATTGATGAAGTTCACTCGCATCACCTCTATACCAAATGTTATTTTTAAAACAGTTTGTTTCAAAGTCCATAGTTTCTAAAACTCTAATCGTTGAAGGATTGGCATTCTTATCTAACATCAGCCAACTTCTTAATTTCTTTTTAATTATTTCAGTTATTCCCCTTAATCAATGCCTCCTATCAAATGTTTATATGGAATCCAAGAATACTGATCCGCATTGATTGTGTGGTCATTTGCATCCTCAGGCTCGTCTTTATCTTCTTTCCACGAGTAACAATTCAATTCATGTATATTTTCAACGCATTCATCAACTATCAAATAATCATCATTCTTCATCCAGCCTTGCTGTAATGAAATACGATCAATGATTGTCAATTTCTTCCACGCGTTGTAGAAGTCATAAATTGAACCTACTTCATTGTTATATTTAATTAATTCGTTAATCGTTGCTTGGTCGGCACTATCGATAAAAACATTTCTAGCATATGCATCTCCATTTGCTACCCATCGCTTTCTGTTTCTTTCTAAAAATGCAACTAGAAGCGGTGGAATATCACTTGGGGCAATAGGATTTTTTCCATCATGTTCTAAATCTCTATTGTTATAGACTTCCTCTGCTAATGTAATCTTTTTTCTAGTTGTTGTTATACCGGTAAAAATAAAAGCTATCTTATCATCGGATAATCTTGAATATGAAGTATCGACACCACAACTGAATTGAACATATTTAAATTCTTTTGCTTGATTTGCTGTAATGATGTGTCTATCCAAAAGATTAAATACAAGTCCTGTTGCTCTTCCTCTTAATCCTTGTATTTTATTTTTGTACATTTTAGTTCCTTCTGGAACAGCATCTATCTTCTTTTGAATTGCTTCTTTTGTTAAAGATGCGTTGTCGTAAAATGTAAAATACCAATGAACCCATAATTTAACAGGTGGCTCATTTAATTGCTCTAGCAGCTCTTTTGGATAGTCTTTGATATATTTCTTCAAAGGTCTACTTTTGTTAATAAACTCTTTATAAATGGGTAAATCGGGATCATCGGGATTTGATGTTGTCATCATATAATCACATCTATGTGTTATTTCTCGCAAAAACTCCATATCTGCAATGTTAACTTCATCGATGAACACACAACCCATTTGAGAACCTAAAACCTTCTTCCACTTTGTTTTATTATCATAGCCACAAACATAAATGACTTTAGTCCCTTTTGCTGTTGAGTATTCAATGTGAGGGAGTCTTATTTTTCCTTTACCATTGCTATAATACTCGGTTACACCCTCAAATTGATTAAGCAATCCCATTTCACTATTTATAATGTTTTTTTCAACAGTTCCTAAATCAGCACCAGCAATGACATGATCTTTTTTATCAGACATGGCCACGCGCAGCATAAATTTAGGAATTCCAACAGTTGTCTTTCCGGCGGCAGTTGTTCCTTCTAGATATTCCCTTTCACATATGCATGCAAGAAAATCTCTAAATTTAGGTGATAATACTAAGTTAGTCACTTACATCATCTTCGTTTACTGGTATCATTTGTTGAACAAGTGCCTCAATATTAGAAATTGACTGTTGCTTCTTTTCTTCGCTTTCATTATTAACATCTACTTTTTCAGTGAATATTCCATATCTCTTTCCAAGTAATTCAGCAGCTTTTAATTTTTCTTTTTCATCGGGTGGTTTAACAATAACTTCTTCGCATCCATCACCGCACCCAGCAAGTACACTTGATTCGCTTTCCCCACGCATAACAGACGTTAAATATTCAATAACTTCTTGTGCTGATGCAGTCCTTTCATTGTGCATCTTTTCAAGTTCTTCATCTATATAGCATCTAACTTCATCATCTTTTAATAGCTTATTTGCTCTTGCACTCGCTGATGATTTTTTACAATTTGGATATGCTACTAAATAGGCACGTGTGCCATTCAAATCAATAATATATTCATCAGCGAATATCTTATGCCTTTTCTTCCTTGACACACCTCCTATTGTAATTAAATTGGTTGCAGGACTAGGCATCGAACCTAGAATACCAGCTAAGGAGGCTGGCGTGATACCATTTCACTATCCTGCTATGTTTTTTTGACAAAAATAAAAAGAGACCGATTATGATCTCTTTTTGTAAATTTGAAAAGGGGGTGTTCCTTTATGACTCATGCCACATTAATAATATAACACATTTTTTTTAATATTTAGTCTTGAATTAGTCTATCCTCCATTTTCTGCATTGGCTTTAAGTCCAATACAGCATCTAGAATATTAAATGATTGATTAATAAGTTCATAAAACTTTGCTCTTGAAAATCCTTGTTTCAAGGCTTCCTGCTCACGCGTTCCACTTTCACCCTTTCCCGGATTATTCGCATAAATAATAACAGCTTTTCTTTGCTCTTGATTGAGCAAACTTGCTATACAATTTTCTAGCCTTTCAATGACTACTTTATACGCATATATATAATCATCGAAAAGCTCTGTTTTTTCTAAAATTTTATTATAACGCTGTATGACACTTAAATGGTTAGTGCCCGGCATTTCATTGGAATAAGTGATCGCTTTTCTATCATCTTTTAATTGATCCCTTGTTTCTTCTAGAAGTCTTTTGGTATCTTTCCACTTCTTCCAGTTGATTACTTGATACTTAGATTCTTGCATTTCTTTTTTTCCTCTGAATTGCTATTAATCCCTTATAACAATAATCTTAACATTTCTTAACTTTCTTTTCTAGAAATATCATGCCTTTCTTGATATTCTTTTACTTCGGTTGTTATTTCTTCTAACAAGTTTTTTTCTCTTGTTAAATCCTTTTCGCTTGCATTTGGTCTAGTGATGTAATACTGCAAAGCGTGCTTAATTGTTTGCATTTTTCTATAATATGTGCTCAT